TGGGCCGCGCGCGGCATGGCTTACGATGACATCGTGGCGGCCATGAATGAGTTGTTAGACAGCAGCGGTAGCAGCCTAAACGGTGATGGGATTGACCTTCGCAGCCGCATTGAGCCTATGGCGCAGAGCGCAGTGCGAAAGTTTGGCGGGACAATGCCGGAAGTGCGGTTGCAAAGTTTGCCCCAGCCACCGGCCGGAAGATTCGACGATTCGCCCGACTGGTCAGCGTTTCCAGAGGCGCAGGGTCTTGAGCGAACGTACCCACAAGCCGATGAATCAGTTAAAGCGACTAAATTGTCAGATAGCGAAAGCATCGTCGCGCGGCGCTGGCAGCCGATAGAGGCCGACTGCATACCGCCGAGGCAGTGGCTGTACGGCTTTCACTATATGCGTCGCATGGTGTCGATGACGGCTGGCGCGGGCGGTGGCGGCAAGTCGTCGATGACGATGGTAGAGGCCGTGAGCATGGCGCTCGGGCGGGACTTGCTGCGCGGTAAGTGGCAACTGCCGACCGGGGCGCTCAAGGTCTGGATTCACAACGGGGAAGACCCGCTGGACGAATTGCAGCGTAGGCTCGTGTCGATCTGTAAGCATTACAGCCTAGACCCGCAGGAGGTCGCGCAGAATCTGTACCTCACCTCTGGCCGCGATACCCGCATCATCGTGGCCGAGGAAACGGACGGCACGGTAATGCAACTGCCTGCCGTGCGTGAGCAGATCGTCCGCTGTGCGCTCGATGAGCAGATCGACGCGATGATCCTTGACCCGTTCATTTCTACACACGCGGTCAACGAGAACAACAACCCCGCGATGGAAAAGGTCATGTGGGAATGGCGCGCGATAGCCGAGCAGGCGAATCTGGCGGTCGAGATCGTGCATCACTTCCGAAAGGGCAACGGCAACGAGGCGTCCAGCGAGGACGTGCGCGGGGCGTCGGCATTGCTCGGGGCGTGTCGCAGCGTGCGGATTGCCTCGCCGATGGGGCAACCCGAGGCGGAGAAATACGGTATCGAAGCGAAGGATCGGCGGCGGTATTTCTGGCTTCAGAATCCGAAGGCCAACATGAGGCCACCGACGGACGAGCGGCTGTGGCGGCAACTGGTCAGCATCGACCTCGGCAACGGTGATGCGGTGTACCCAGACGGCGACAAGGTGGGCGTGGTCGATGAGTGGAACCCGCCGACTGACTCGCAGATGTCGCCTGGGCAAAAGGCGGTCATTCTGGCGGACATAGATGCGACGTATCAGCGCGACCCATTGTTAGTGCGGGCGGATGTTCGCAGCGCACAGTGGGCAGGGCAGATCGTGGCGAAGCATATGGAGTTGGATGTTCACGACGCGGGGGCGCGGTCAATGGTTCGGCGCGTCCTCGATGAATGGGTGACAGAGGGCAGCCTCGTCAAGGTGTCCGCGAGGGATCATGCGAAGGGGCGGTATATTTCGGCGCTGAAGGTTGGCGACAAGAAGGCCGAGGCGGATGAGGTTGTTCCGTTTTGAGCAACATAATTGCCCCCAGTTTCCCCAGTTTCCCCAAGTCTTTCCCCCAGTCGGAAGGCAACTTGGGGGGGGACACTGGGGGTTTTTCCCCCAGTTCCCCAGTTCCCCAGTTGTATATAGGTGGATCAACTGGGGGGGCGAAGAATCAATGACTTACACGCGTTTTTGTTTTCCCCCAGTTATTCCCCAGTTCGTGAGGAAAAATGAAGACTCATCCCCAGTTGATTAAGCGCCTCAAGATGCCGGAGCCTATACCCAACACGTCAATAGGTAAGCGACTGCTGCGCCACGAGGGGCCGGAGGCGTTATCAATGATGCTGGCCTTTCAACAGACATTTGGCTGCAAGGTGCTGCATTACCAAGACCCAGAGGGCGAAGTTGGAGCCAGCCCGGCGTGGGCTGTTGAAGAGAACACCTTATGAACCAGACCGGACTTCCGCTGCCTCGCCCCATGACATGGCACGACGACCCATTCTGGGGTGCTGTGTCCGATTGCGGGACGTATGCCATTCGCCCCATATCTGTTAACGGTCGCGCAGAGTTCGTCCTGTGGCGTTTTAGGCGCGACACGAAGACAGGCATACCCAACTGCCTAGGTACGTTTGAATCGCCTCAAAAGGCTTTAGAATCGATTATATGAAGGCTAGGAAGGACTGCCCTGTCTGCGGCGTCGAAAACACGGGCGGAAAAGTCCACTCATGGCATAAGCAAGCCGCCAAGCGGTCGGGCTATACCATGCAAGACCTACAGCAGATGATCTCGACATCTAAAACCACGGTCGAACTCATCCAAATTGTGTCCGATGCAGTAGACCGGGCGAGATACTCAGACGGGTGGAGGTCAAAGCCGAAGAAGCGCACCGAGTATCATCGGGAATACTACTGGCGATACGCAGACAAGCGCCGCGCGCAACGCAAGACCAGTAAACTGTTGCGTAGACGTGTGCGACCGATCATCTGCGAGTTATGCAAGGCTGTGGACATCGGCAGGCTGACGGCAAACTGGTAGCCATGAACATCCTATTCTCCCTCGCTCTGTTCGGCCTCTGCTATCTCATCTCGATGTGGGTAGACCGCGCAGTGCTCGACGCTGCCCTGCTTTACCTATTGCTACGAATACTGGATCGGTCGTGAGGTACGCTATGCGCCGCGACCTTAACGATTCGGAGATTACCGCAGCGGTTAAGGCGGCGGGGTTTAGCGTCATCGACTACACGAAAGCCGGCCTAGGCATCCCCGACAAACTCGCTATCAAGCCCTTACCGCAACCTGGAGAGAACGGCGAGCGGGTGTTCTTCATCTGCTGGCTAGAGATCAAGAGCGCGAGCGGTCGGCTCTCCGAGACCCAGCAGATAGCACGAGCGGTCTGGGAGCCGCGAGGCGAGTGGATCGAGGCACGCGAGGCCGATCAAACAGTCCGCGATCTCATGCAACGATACGAGGCGAAGATAAAGCCGGAGTGTGCGCGATGATTGAGAACTACGGAGATGGTTGGAAAGTTTATTGTGGGAACTGCTTGGATGTAATGGCAGCGATTCCAGATAACTCGATCGACAGCATTGTGAGCGATCCGCCCTATGGGCTTTCTTTCATGGGGAAAAAGTGGGACTACGATGTGCCGAGCGTCGAGATTTGGGCCGAGTGTCTGCGGGTATTGAAACCGGGCGGGCATTTACTCGCCTTTGCCGGTACGCGGACGCAGCATCGGATGGCGGTACGGATTGAGGATGCGGGGTTTGAAATACGCGACTTGATTGCTTGGGTGTATGGGTCGGGGTTTCCGAAATCGCTGGATGTGAGCAAGGCGATTGACAAAGCGGCGGGGGCGGAGCGTGAGGTGGTGGGCGATAAACTTGACCGACCGGGGTATCACCTAAAGGGCCACAGCGGCGGAGAAGCGTTTGGTCACGGCATTGCCAGCACAACGCCCAAAACTCGGTTAGCCGCTGCGCTTATCACCGCCCCCGCTACCGAAGCCGCCCGCCAATGGGCCGGATGGGGAACCGCGCTCAAGCCCGCGCTGGAACCTATCACCGTCGCCCGCAAGCCGTTGATCGGCACGGTAGCCGCAAATGTCTTGGCGCATGGCACGGGTGCGCTGAATGTGGATGAATGCAGGGTGGGGACTGATGGCGGAACGCGCGGTACTGACTTTGCAAAAACAGGCTTGTTAGGTATTGGCGGGAAAGCCACTATCACGCAATTAAACGCAGGCCGCTGGCCCGCCAACCTAATACACGACGGCAGCGATGATGTGGCGGGGCTGCTCAACGACGCAGCCAGATTTTTCTACTGCGCGAAGGCGAGCAAGCGGGATAGGGACGAGGGAAACAGCCATCCAACCGTCAAACCAACCGACCTAATGCGCTACCTCTGCCGCCTTGTCACCCCACCGGGCGGTACTGTCTTTGATCCATTTATGGGTAGCGGTAGCACCGGAAAGGCTGCAACGCTTGAGGGCTTTTCGTTTATCGGTGCTGAAATGCAAAGAGAGTACTTCGACATTGCAGTGGCTAGAATTGGAAAAAAGGAAAGCATTCAACAGGGCTTGCTATGATCGAGTGGACGCGAGTTAGGCTGGCGCAGTGGGGCAGATGGTCACGGGGGCGGGCAGTCTCGGGCTACCCTTCCGCCTCGGCGTTCGTATTCGCTAACTCGGGCGCACGCGCAGCGCACGACGCATCGACGGCACCGGACGACATCGCCGAGATTGACGCGGCCGTAGCCAAGATCTCGGCCCCTTTGCGACAGGTATTAGTCATCTACTACTGCACCTCTGCGCCGCTGTGGTTCAAGGCTGCGAGGCTTTACATGAGCCGACGTACACTGATGCGCCGGGTTAAGACAGCCGAGGAAAAAGTAAACTTCTATCTGCTACTTGATGCCGCCCCGAAAACATGATACAAGCGCGTACAATTGGGGATCGTCACCCCGATACGATTTCAGCCTCGACCGGCACACGCTCACAGGTTAGTTTGACCACACGCCGACCACCGAGGCACTTATGCAAATCGACGTTAGAGTTAACATCGATGACGCTATCCGAAGAATCGGATGGCAACTGAAAGATGAGATACAGAAGGCTGTGCCCACAACTCTTAACAGAGTGGCAACGTCTGCTCGCGTCACAGCGATTGATGAGATCAACAAGATCACCGGGCTAAAGCGCACGTCTATTCGACAGAGGTTGC